TAGTTGTTGACGATGTCTTCTAAAGAAACATACTGATAGGAGCCCCAATTCTTGTCTTGAGGTGAATTACCATTGTTTTCGTAGTAAGCGTATTCGGATAAATAAGCCATTATTGCTGAATAGTATTTTCAGCCTGCTCTTGTCCTTGGGCAAACTGTGTTACTTGAATTTCCCTTATTGACATTCCGGAATACTGAAGAATCTTCTGAACCAAAGAATATTCATCGTCAAGAGGAAGTTCAAAATCCTGATAGTCTGAAGCTGTTCCATCAAAAACAGGAGAGCCTCCAACTTGATTGTACGTCCAATTAGGTTCAAATGGGTATCTTATGTACTGAGCAACAGCCTGACCATAAGATGAAATGCTTATAGGATAAATAGTTACAAGCTCCTCCTGCTGTGTGTATGCAGGAAAAGTCTCTGAAGGGCTTGTAAGCAGGCTTGAATTAAGCATTGTAATCTTAGAATGATTTACCCTCTCAGCCTCCTTTATGTAATCTGAATCATAAACAGCATACCCCAAACCTATTCCTGCAAAAATATCAGCGCTAAGACCTAATGTAAATTGAGAAACACTAGTGACATAAGCCGATGTTTCTGAATCAGTATTCAAAACAAGGTCGCCAACAGAAACACCTGACGATACAAAATTTGCAGAGCTATCTCTAAGGCTGTTAACAACAACAGCAGAAGATGTACCCGAAGTAACAAGCGTAGTGTATATCATCAGCTTGTTTATCATGTACTCATCATCTCCCGTAGTTGATGGGCTTGGCAAGTAAAAGTTGCTATTGAATGCAGTTACACCTAAAGAAGTTTTGCCCAAAGGCTTTGTGACAGAAAACGTATCAATGACCTCAGCCAATGCTTTAGAGATATTGGCGTAATCAGTACCTGACTGACGCGCATTCTCTTTGTTTATCTGCCTGTTGTAACTATAAAAATACTCGTCAAATATTTCTAGCTGAGCCTGTTTTGCGTAAAGATTAAAATCCGCAGGGGTAATGTACCCATAGTTGTTTTTGTTCAAAACAGCTAAAACAGTTTGCCTTACTGAATTTATCATAAACGCAAAATTACAAAAAAGAAAGGGGCCCGTAGGCCCCTTCAAAATTGCAGTACAGCAAATTACAGCTCAGCCTCTAAGTGCTTCAAAGCTTCAATGCCTTGGTCTGATTTAAGATATTCTGCAACCACAACATTTTTATTCATGCCGTGCGGGACATTCAACATCTTCCCTTTATTGCCTTTGGTATTGAACCAAACCTCGCTGCCCGACCTGCGGGTAGAAAGAAGGTTTTCATCAAAGAAAGATTGAATTTGAGCCATGTACTCATTCTCAGGGTCACTAAGTGATTCCAAGAACTCAAGCGGATTGTTCTTAGCATAAACAAGAACATCTCTTTTTAGCTCAGCAGTAGTTAGCCTCTGAGGGTCTCTTCCAAAAAGAACTCGGTAAACCATCTCAAGAGCATCTACATCAAGACTTTTCGCCTCAATAATAGCGTCTGCTTGAATGTTTAAAATGTCCAACTCCTCTTGAGCATCCTTTTCAGTATTGACCTCCTCAAACACAGAGCCATTCTGAGGATGAAAAGAAAGAAAGTTTTGAAGAATTTGGTTTTGCTTGGTAACGGTAAGCATACCGTTTTCAAAAACCACAGGCTTGAGTATTACCTCACCCTCCTGTTCTTCCATGAACGGAGTCTTTTGATTTGTAGCATATCGAAGAGCTTTGCTCTCTCCTGTGCTTTCATCAAAATAAGTAAGGGGATAAGCGCGACTATGGCGCGTTGGAAGGATATAGGACATAGGGGCCTTTTTTGCTTTTAGGCGATACACCTTGTCCTCGAACTTTTGTTTTTGTTTCATTGCACTTTATTTAAATAAAAAAAAGGGGGCGACTTTCGCCCCCTTAATCACTCAACTGATTACGCTCCGTAGCGGAACAAGAAGAAGTTGTTAGCTCCCATGACGCAAACAGCACGCTCGGTCAAGAAGTTAACCTTCATCTCATCGACATCGGAAGTTGCAGCACCTCCGGCGCTACCTGTCATCCATGTCTTGTAACGACGGTCCTCAGTCTCAGAAGCACGATAACGAACGTGCAGGAAAGGACGCTTAGCGTTCTTACCAAGAACTTGGTCGTACACAGTTGTAGAACCTGCGGGAACGAGCATACCTGTAATGGTCTGTGCAGAAGTTGCACCGGACGACCATCCATCGCTCAAACCTCCACGCATAGTGGGGTCGTTCAGGTACTTCCAATCAGACTTGTAGAAGTCATAACCACGACGGAATCCTGAGAACCCAAGGTTCAGAGCCATCTGCTCGTCATTGTCAAACAGACCGTAAGAAGTACCTCCGGCTCCGTAAGAGTTCTGAGCAGCAAGCATATCATCCATAGCGAATGAAGCCTCACGATTCAAGAAGAGTACGTTCTCTTCAATCGCACCCTGCTTGTCCAAACGAGAAATGATGTCATCAAAGTCAGAAAGAACAGTTGGGTATCCACCGCCAAAGACGTTACCACGATTGTTTACCTCGTAGAAAATACCCTTGGTTCCCTTATTACCTACACCCGCAGCTGTAACGGCAATAGCTCCTGAATTTTCTTCAGCAGGAACAGCCTCAAGCATTGCAGTTTCCATGTAGTCCTCAAAGCGGAGACGAGTCTCATGCTCAGACTTCATGTACCACAAGTAGCCGGTAGCGCCATTCTCGGTAGTCACTTCAATCCAACCAATCTGAGCCATGTCAGAGCCTGTAACACGATAGGCATCCTTCATGATGATAGGGCTGTTGTCAAAGATTTCATCGTTGGCTTCCAAGCTTTCAACCATTCCGGCAGAACCTTTCTTAAACTCAGAGCCATAGATGAATACTGTCAGAGTTTCACTGTCTCCAAAAGTTTGACCGCCCGCTTCGTAGTATGCTACAGCAAACGTGCCATTGGCATAGTCAACAGAAGTAACAATACCCTTGTTAGCACCGGTCCCTGTGTTAGATGTAATCATAACAGTCTGACCTACTCGAATAGCAATGCCACCTGTATTCAAAGGATTAGCAGAGCCATCTGTAGCAGCAGGATTGGGGTCAAGAGCATCGCCAACTGTGATAGTAGCAGTATCTGAGGTTGCTGTTGCGCCTGAAGTACAGCTAGTGTACTTAATGTGCAAACGACCTTGCTCTGCCCACTTGATTTGGTCAGAAGTAGTTGGCATTTCAGCTCCTACCATGCGAAGGAAAGAAGCTACGGTACGATTACCATAACGCTCAAACTCCTTTTCATAAGTATCAGGCAGATACTGATTCAAGAAGTTGAAGTCGGTAATGTAGTTTGTTGGCAACGCAATGCGCTGCGAAGAGGGCTGTAGATTAAAGCCCGGATTTGATAGTACAGACATTTTTTATTTTTTAGTCTCGTTAACTTTTCTTGCTGCGTATTTTAAGTCCGCGCCCGGATTCTGAAGGAATAGCTCGTATTGTCAACCCATCCTTTCGAGATACTTGAGGGACAGCCCTCGTGTCAGACATATCTACGTTTTTCATTTTACGCATCGTATTGTCTGTTGCATCCGACTTGCCTTGTTCGTAAAAGAACTTGGCAAACTTTTCAGGGTTCAACGCCACTGCCAACGACTTATGGTATCCTTCCGTGTCTTTCAGCAACCCTTTCTCATCTACAAACTTTCCTACAAAGGACGTAGAATCCATCTGCTGCTTCTTGACCTCTTCCAAATCACCCGGAGAGTAAAGAAACTTCCTGTCTCCAACAGCAAATTCAAAACCTTTGAAATCGCTACTAAAGACTTCGTTCGTACTTTTTATAAAATACTCACGCCTCTTTTGACTCTCCTCCTCAGCCGTCTTAGCCTCCTTCATGTATTGTTGATAGGCTTCGTATTGCTCTTTGTCAGCTTCAGGAACCGAAGATGAACTTGACTCAAGCTTCACCTTGTACTGCTCCCTATTCTGATTAAACCAATCCTTTGCCTCAGCAACCGCTTTTTTCTTTTTCAGTTTGGTTTTCTTGACAACATCCTCATCATCGTATTCTTCATCATAAGAATACTCATCCATCATAATCTCAACGTCGTCAGCGTCAACCCCTTTTTCAGTAGCCAAAAGATATTCCTTCAGCCTTTCGTCTTCAGTCTTTTCATCAAACTCTTCTTGAGTTTTTAGAAAATCAGAAAACCCTCTTCCTGTTTCCTGCTTAAACCTCATGTAGGTTGCAACATCTTCAGGAAGCTCAGGAGCTTCTTTCTTCTCCTGCATCAACTCATCGAAAGATGATATGTCTT